GTTTGGCTTTGAAAAGCGGGGTGGCCGCAGCCACAAACTGAGATGCATTATTCAAAATGGAATCCGCAAACTGCGCGGGCGTCTCCCCTGCATCAGTGTTTGCCACTCCAGTGATAAAGGCGCTTTTACTGCCTGCCTTGTGTTTGGTGGCCTCTTCAATCTGGCGTTCCCAGGTATCACGCTCCACGCCGGGATAACGATCAACCAGACCGCTTTGGGCTATAAGCTGCTCTAATCTTGTGGCTATCATGCGCTCAACGCGGCTTTTGGCCTGGGCAGGATCGGTGATGCCGTAAAGCGGATGCGCCCTGGCCGGGTCAATCTCGTAGTCTTGGTCGATCAGGTGGGACAAATCAGGCGAGTCGGGCACGGGGGTTGCCGCTATTTCAACTTCCTCCTGACAAATCGCAAGCACTTGTTCGGCTGTATGAGTACGCGAAAAATGCAGAGCGGTTTCTAGGATTTTTTCTCCATCCTGATAACCTTCAAACTCAACCAGAAAACCTTTTTCCGTATCGGTTTTCGAGATAATTTTTACTGATAAAGCCATTATTATGCCCCCTCTATAATTATCGCTCCACACAGATTATTGACTGTCCCTGATATGGAGTTGATGTCAACTATTATCCAATCGGCTTTTGTATATGCCTCGTTTATATCATTGGCTTCGGCGCTGGAAGATGTGACATCTCCCGTAAAAAATTCGCAGCCGGACCCCCAGACTCTGACATTTGCTGTGCCTGTACCTGCGTGCCGCAAAACTACTGATTTTACTGTCCCACTGACTCCGGCTATCATGTATAGCAGGTTTGCTCCCAACTGCACGTTTCCCATCAAACTGAACCTGATTATATGATTTTGCTTAACGTTATTAACCGCTCCGTTTATAGCGTTATCAATCGCAGCATTAAGCTGCGTGTTATCTTCTTTATCGAGTGTAATTCCTTGCTCTGTTATTACATTTGCGATTTCGGTTTGAACCGCATTCAGCCAGTCCGCAGTCACCACAGTCGCGGGCGTTCCGGTCGTGGGGTTGCCCTCGGTAAATGTATTATCAACGTGTCCAGGGCCGTCTATTTTGTGCATGTCAGCTCCCGTAAGCAAAAAGGGTTACAGTGTGGGCCGGGGCGTGCTGCTGGATTACGCATTCCAATTTGTCGTTACCCCAACTCCTAAGCGGCTCACCGGCGGTTGCGTTGTCTGCTCGAAAACTTTGCACCGTTGTTTCCGGCGCGTTGACTTGCCAGGCGTGCGCCCAGCTCTCCCCATATGCAGGGGTTCCTGCTTCAGAGCCAGCGCTAAACGGGCGGAACTCTGTAATGCTCACTTCATAGCCCAGGGTTTGAGCCATGGCCCGGTAGCTGGCCGGGGTCTCTGCAGGCAGGGCGGTAAGCTGGGTGACCACCGCCGCCCGCCGATCCGCCAGGGTATCGGTCAGTTCACTGCACTTGTCGGGCAAGCCGCAGACCCGCTCCCAGTCTGTGAGCAGCTCAAAGGCGCTTCTGGGGTCGGATTCCTCAACCAGGCGCATAAGGGCCGCATCCATCCTGGCCAGCTCTTCCGCCTTGGCGGCCATGAGCTGGCCCAAGGTGCTGTCCGCCTCCCTGGGCCAGATATCGCCGGTGGGAAGTAGCATCATAAGGAGCTGGGCGTATTCTGGTGCGTTGGCCATGGTCAGCTCCAGGTGATGGCACCAAGGGTGAGCAGCTCACCCGCGCCTGCTGTAAGGTCCGTGGTGGGGCTAATCAGGGCATGGTCAAACTCTCCGGCCGCCGTGCTGATTGCTTCGCGTATATGGCTTATAAGCAGGCCGCCTTCAGGTTCGCTCTCGTACCTGAAGAGATCCTCAAGGGAACCTGTCACCGCCTCACGTATCTGGGCGGTGTCTTTGGTGCGCAGTTCAATTTCAAAGGCAACCGGCACGGCCACACAGGCAAACACCTGCACAAACGCGGTCACCGGCCGCAAGGCTTCAATGTGGTCGGCCATGTCGGCCAGGTCCTGGGCAGCCGGTATGGGGCCGCTCTCCGCATCATCCATCAGGAAGGTGAGCCCCACGGTTCCCGGGCCGGTACGGTTGGGGTAGGCAAAGGCGCGGGTTACGCCCGGAAGCTGCAGAGCCCAGGCTACATAGTCGTTTTCGCTGCCGCCCTCGGGGGGCTGCTGGATGCGCTTAAGCAGGCGGGCTCTTAATGCCGCGTCGGTCTCCGCATCGGCTCCGCCGGTGAGCCCGCCGGCTGCCGCTTTGGCCGTGGGGTTGATGCCGTTGGCATAGCTGATAAGGGTGAAGCCGGTGTTAACTTCCGCGTTGCCGTCTGCTCCGGTTTCCACCGCTTCCACGTCCACCAGGGCCTCTCCATCCGCTATGACGGCTTCAGCCCTAGAAACCACCCTCACATCATCCGCCCTCTTGAACTCCGCCCCCACCCCCAAGCCGTGGCCGTTGGCGCCGGTTATAAGTAGCTGTCCGCCCGCCTTGGACGCGGGTTTCCGGTACACGGCCCAGATGCCCGCGTGCCGCTCCAGGTATTCAGCTTCCGCCGTATCAACCATTAGCTGTAGAGCTATGCTTTCAGCCAGGCCGTAAAGCCCGTGGACTGCCGCAGCTTCCACACGGGAGAGCACTTGCAAATTCCCGCGCCTGAGTTCTGGATCAGATTCCGGCAGGTGGGCCTTTAGATCAGCACGGATGCGGGTTTCAATTTCTTTCAATGTCGGGCGCTCAAGGGGCATGCCTATCCCTCCAGGGATTTGTCAAAACTGAAGGTCTCCATAGCTCCGCTGGTCAAAGTTATGCGTACTTTAAGATGCAGCAGGCCGCGTGCCGGATATGAGGTCTCCACCTCCACAGATTCGGCAATGCCGTCTGTAATAAACCAGGCCAATGCCTCTTCCGCGTATTCCTTGGCCCTTAGCAGCACCTCTGGGGTCTGCTTTTCTTGATGCAACAGCCAAAGCCGAGAGCCGTAGGAATCTTTTTCATCCGGCGCCAAAAGGTCCCCAAACCAGCCGCGCCGGTTTCCGTCTGTGATGGGGTCTTCATCCATCGCCCGCGCATCGCTAAAAAGGGAATGCAACACAGCGGTTTCCAAGCCGCTGTCTGTGGCCAAAAGGCCGTTATCCAGGGCCAGGTCTCCGCCCGGAGTGTTGTTGTCGTAGCTATGGGCAATGTCAGACACCGGTGCACTCCTCAACTATTTCACCGCAATAAGTAGTCCCGTTTATTTCGACTTCCACGGGATCCCCAATATGGGCCACGGGCTGGGTTGTGGGGGTGGTTCCCACCAGCTCCACCAGATCCAGTTCCAGGCCTTCCATGGGGGTTACCTTAACCTCGGGGGCGGCCAAGGTGATTGCTCCCGTGCTGGAAAGCTCAACCGACCCGGTACCGGAAAGTTTAATTGATCCCGTGCTTGAAACCTCCACTTCAGATGAGCCAAACAGGGAGATTGATTCCAAGGCGGTGGCGTTGAGCTGGTTACCGCTTATTTCGATTACACGGCCATCCTTAAGGTGGATGCGGCAAAGAGGTGGCCCGGAAGGCGGAATTTCACCTGGTCCGGAAGGCTCCGGAGCGGTGGGCCAGCTCACCCCCTCGGGTAATCCTTCCGGCTCTTCCGGTAGCTCTTCTTCTGGTCCGAGTTGATCGGATGTGTTGTAGATAACCGTCTCTCCGGGCTGTAAATCACGGGGGCGGTAGCGGCGATCCTCAGCCGAAACAACCAGGCCCATGGAGCGGTCACCGCCGGGAAACAAAACCACCGTGTCGGAACCTTCGGGAGACAGTGAGTAAAACCCGTGATGCCCCACCGGCTCCAAGTCTTCGGCTGTCTCTCCGTCAAAAATCTGGGCTGCGATCTGTGGCGCGCCATCCAGGCCTTGACGATGCTCAAGGAGCATCCCGCGTGAAACCATCAGGGAGATGCGCTGCTTTAGAGGAAGCAGGATTCTTTCTAGGGTTGCAAACACTTCGGCCTCACTTGTCAAAAAAACTTTTAATGTCAGATGCCTTGTCCGCTTTGGGCTTTGCCGCGTATGCATCCGGATGAACCACGGAAAGGCTGCTTACAGTACCGCCGCTTTCGTCCTGACTGAGCCTTACAGACTCAATGAGATAGCGGCCACTAAGCCCCAGGATGGGATCCTGGACGCTAACCTTCTGGTTTATGCGCCAGAACTGGCCCGCTTTTGGCCCCCAGCCAGTGACCGTGTAGCTGGCCCCTCGGCTCTGGCCCGCCCGGTTAACCGCCTCCCATGATGCCCGGGCCTCCATGTCAGCCGGTGCGGCCGCACCTTCGGCGATGAGCACCAAGGGCCGATAACGCTTAACCGCCTTGTCTGTTGCTACCCCTTTTGGCGAGACAAATTGCCGCCGGTTTTCCAGCCGCTCTTTTTCGTTTTGGTTCGGGTCAGGCCAATCAAACTGCATGGGCGGGGTCCCCTGACCCTTGACCCGGTATTCGCTAAACCGCCGCGAGCTGTCAAAATTAGCGCTGGCACTTTTGATGTTCACGCCTTGCTCAAGGCTCCCGCCCGAACTCTGCGAACCGGCCGTGGCCAGCACCAGGCGGCCATCTCCGTAGCTGATAGGCAACACACCTTTCAAACGGCACAGCTTAAGCAAAAAGGCGTGCACGCTTTCGCCTTGCCCATAACGGGCCTTGGCCAATTGGCCGCTGATATCGGTTTCGCTGGTTACAGTGACGTTAAAGGGGTCGCACAAAACCTTGGCTATGGTGAGCAGTTCTTCACCGGCAAAGTCCACCTTGTCGCCTATGTACGAGCAATCAACAAGGTCACAAGTGAGGTCCCGTCCGCTTACGGTCAAACTGTGGCTTTGTGTGTCGTAGCTGGGGCTCATGCGATCCACCCAACCTTCAAGTACGGTTTGGCCTCCAAGGCTGAGACTCACCCGGCTGCCTTCCTGGATCACATATTTTTCCTGCTGTCCGGGCCAGCGATCGGAAAACGAAACATCAAAGCTCATAGCCAAGGATTTCATGGAAGACGAAACCGAAACAGACTTCCAGCCGCTGTGCCTTTTGCCGTTAACTGTGAGTATCACCTCAGGCACTGGTCACCTCCAAAGTTTCCCCACCTGGCGGGAAGCTGGGGTTTATGATGCCCGGGTTTCTGGTTAACAGTTCTGTTTCTCGATTTAAGTCTTGATACAGGTCATAGGCCAACACCAAAGCGGGGGCCGGGTTGTTGGCGGTGGGAAGCTGGACCAGGCCGGGCAGGCAACCCGCCTTTTCTTGAAAGGTGTCAACAACTTGGCGGTTGAGTTCGCGTAAGGCTTCGAAGGAATCCGTTTCTCCGGAGTCGCTGGCCTGGGTCATGGCCCGGTCCAGGCTTTCAACCAGTTCATCACGCACGCTCAATGCTTCATCCTTGCTGCCGTAGTCCGCATCAACCGCCGTGGTGATGCCGTGAACCAGGGCCAGGCGATTCACGAGCTGAGTAAACGCGCTCTGGGTTTGCTGCCATGTTGTGTTATTGGCTAAGCTTGGGCCGGATGCCGTGAACTCAGTCAGTGTGAGCATGGAGCTAAGGGCCGTGGCAGGGTCATTAATCGTGTCAGGCAAGGAGTTGATTACATCGTCAATAATATCGGAAACTTGATTTCCGTCTTCTGTGATTTCGCTTGCCGCGTTTGTGGCATCTTCAATCTGTGCCAAGAGTTCGCTAAGGCTGGAGCTGCCGATACCCGCGACTTGAGCCACTTCGTTCACCATGGACATGGCTTGATTGAAAAGATCGGTCATCTGCTTGGGTAGCCAGCTTGCCCCCAAAACCGAATACAATTCCTTGAATCTGTCCAGAAAGGTCTCAAGCGCGCTTTGTGCTATCTCCTTTGTGATCTCCGCGTAGTTCTGGGTTTCATCCGGATAAAGCGCCTTGCCTTCCTCTTGAAAGGCAAGCTGTATTCGGCACTCCCCCAGCCCTTGGAGGTTCCAACGCGGGCGGCATTCCATGCAAACCACCTGCTGGCTACCTAGCCAAGGATGAACCAGGAGCCCGGCTCCTGCCTTGTTACAGGCTTCAATCAGCTTGCGTGCACGGGAGAGGTAGTCATCACCGACAATAAAGGCTTCGAAATTAAAGGTGTTGGGGGCTTTGCCCATGTCCTCTGTATAGGGGGTGTCAAACTGCGGGTAGGTGTGAGTCACGGAGCGGCGGCCGTATGAATCCTCTGCCGAGCTGATATCAAACCCAATACCTCTAAAGGAGGCCTGCCTTAACTCTTTACGCAAGTCCGCCATTTTTACATCCCCGGCGCGTAGTTGAGCCCGTTTGCGGCCAAGGCAAAATCATCACCTCCGCTGTGCTCAACATTGGAGACATACGCGCCCTTGGGCGCGTTCCTGAAGCTAACTTCGAGCTGTGTGCGGGATTCAGTTTTGACCCTGGCTTCCTGTGCTGCTGCAACCTGTTCGGGGCTGTTCTTGAAAAAGGCGACCGCATCAGACATTTCGCCTTGAGATGTAGGTTTGCCGGGGTCTGGATTAGCCTGTGTGCTGTTTAGGCCAAGCTTTTCCTTGACCCAGTCGGGCATCCATCCGACAAGCCCTTCAATCTTGGCTGCTATCCATTTACGCAAGGGTTCTAATTTGCTCTTTATACCCGCCCACAATCCGCTAATGAGGGCCGCCCCTTTCTTGATAAGGGCCGCCGGGTTAAGGGCTTCTAA